GGACACCAATTATCATACAGGGAACGAAATACAGTCTGTATGACCCGATTACGGCTTTGCAAAATAAAGCTGATGAATTGGAATGGCGATGGAAAGAAGTTGCGATTCCGGCACTTGACCCGATCACAGATGAAAGCAATTGGGAGATTTATCGAAAAGATAAAAAGGGATTGCGGAAGATATTCACAACCGGTTACTACCAAAAGGAACGAAAACTTGTTTCGGAAGAAACGTGGGCGGCAGAGTTTCAACAAGAACCATTTGAAGCAAAAGGGCGAATGTTTGCAGAGAATGAACTTAATTATTTTGAGGAACTTCCTGTTGACCGAGAACCAGATGCGATTATGGCTGCTTGTGACAGTGCGGATAAGGGAGAAGATAGCTGCTCAATGCCAATTGGCTATGTGTACGGCAACGAGGTTTATATCGTAGATGTAGTGTTTGACAATGCCGGAACACAGTTTACCAAGCCGGAATGTGCAAATATGCTTATTAAGCACAACGTAAAGACGGTTACATTCGAGAGCAACAGTGCAGGAGAATATTTTGGTCGAGATGTAATGGACATTGTGAAAAAGCAAGGCGGAAGATGCAGCGCACGGTTTAAGTTTAATTGTTCAAACAAAATAACTCGAATGGAAAATGCGAGAGATAATATCATTCGTGATTATTATTTCCGCGATTTCAAGAAAATGGACAGGCAGAGCCAATATTACAAGTTTATGAAAGAACTTACAACCATGACAAGAAGTGGAAAAGTAAAGCATGATGATGCACCGGATTCAGTTGCCTTGTTTGAAAACGAGATGCGAAGTGGAACACAGGCAAAGGTAGAAGCGGCAGTAAACCCATTTAGGAGGTATTAGGATATGACAACAGACAAATATCTTTCACAGATAAGCAGAATTGACCATGCGATTGCAAATAAGCTGGAAGAAATCAAAAGGCTATCCGATATGGCAACTTCTATATCTATATCTCCGAAAGAGGTGGATGTGCAATCATCCGGCAATCCCGACAAAATGGGGAGCGCGGTATCAAAGATTGTTGATTTGCAGAATGAGATCCAAACGCTTGTAGATGAATTGGTTGATAAAAGACGTATTATCATATCGCAAATTGACAGTATGGATAACACAGATGTATATATCGTGCTTTCATCGCATTATGTCAATGGAAAAGATTGGAACCTGATTTCTGTTGAAATGAAATATTCCTACAGGAACATTATGAAACTTAGAAAAAGAGCATTGCAGGAGTTTGAAAGACGTTATGGACAGCTTTATTCTGAAAAGAGTGCATAAAAGTACACAATAGTTCACACTCTTTCACAACATTTCCTAAAACTTGCATGATATACTAAAAGAGTAGAAAAACAAATTCCTACAACCCCCAAAAGCATATAACCCGTAAAAGGCACTGCCGGAAATGGCGGTGTTTTTTATTTACAAGAAAGAGGTTGCTATGAAAAAAGTAACTATATATTG